CTAAAATGGGATGGTAATAATGTGATGGGTAAAGCACTCGTATTAGACACTCCAATGGGACAAGTCGTAAAAGGTCTTGTAGAAGGTGGTGTTCAACTGGGTGTTTCTAGTCGTGGTATGGGTAGTCTTGTGAACCGTAACGGGGTAAATGTTGTTGGAGATGATTTTCTTTTAGCAACAGTGGACATTGTCCAGGATCCCTCAGCACCAGAAGCTTTCGTTAATGGAATTATGGAAGGCGTTGAATGGATCTGGGAAAATGGCCTGCTAAAAGCACAAGACGTTGAAAAATATGAGACTGAAATCAAAAAGGCATCTTCATCCCAATTGGCGGAAAGCCAGTTGAAGGTGTGGAAAGATTTCCTCTCAAAACTTTAACTCTATTTTATCAAGGAGTAAAATATATGTCTGAAGAGACCAAATTAGAAGAGTTGGATCTTATCGAAGACGTTACTGAAGTACAAGAAGAGCTCCAAGATGAAGACCTCGTAGAAGACGTTGAAGTTGATACCGAGGAAAACATCGCGGAAGAAGAAGTAGTTGTAGAAGAAGTTGAAGAACTTGAAGAAGCAGCTGCGCCTAAGACTAAGGCTGGTATTATTAATGCCATGTACTCAGAAATGTCTAAGATGAAAAAATCCGACTTGCAAGCCGCCTATGAAAAATTTATGGGTAAAGATGACGACGGCGATGACGACGATGACGATGACGATGATGATATGGACGAATCAGTTCAAGACGATGGCGCAGAAGCTATCGCTGCGACAGATAAAGCCATTGAAAAATCAAAGCCAGGTAAAGTTGCTGAACCAAAGGGTAAATCAAAAGGGAAGATGAAAGAGTCATATGACTTTAAAGCTGACCTAGATGCACTTGTTGTTGCAGATGACAATTTATCAGAAGGCTTCCAAGAAAAAGCAGCTACAATCTTTGAAGCAGCAGTAAAAACTAAAGTTGCTGATGAGATTGATCGTCTAGAAGCTGAGTACACTCAGTCTCTAGAAGAAGAAACAGCTTCAATTCAAGAGCAATTAGTAGAAAAAGTCGATGGTTACTTAAACTACGTAGTTGAAAACTGGATGGAAGAAAACCGTTTGGCTGTAGAAAGTGGTTTGAGAAATGAAATCTCAGAATCATTCATGGAAGCACTAAAAGGCGTATTTGTAGAGCATTATATCGATGTACCAGAATCAAAAATTGATATGGTAGACGATCTTGCAGAACAAGTACAAGAATTAGAAGAGCACTTAACAAAAGCAACCGAAGATAATATTCGTTTGTCTGAGTCAGTAGCTCAAATGCGTCGTTCAGAAATTTTAGCAGAAGCATCACAAGATTTAGCCGTGACAGAAGCTGAAAAGCTTAAGAAACTTGCTGAAGATGTAGATTTTGAAGATGAAGCAACATTTACTAGAAAAGTTGCAACATTGAAAGAATCGTACTTTGCTAAAAATATAACCGAAAACATAGAAGAAGTTGAAATTGCTACAAATGCAGATGGTGAAGAAATTGAAGTTTCACCACTCATGGAAAAGTATCTAACAGCTCTTTCTAAGTCAGTAAAATAATTAAATTCCATTAGGAGAAAACAAACAATGTTTAATGCAGAAAATGCTTCTCAGAAATGGCAGCCTATCCTAGAGCACGCTGACATTCCTGATATTAAAGACAACTACCGTCGTTCAGTAACCGCTGTACTTCTAGAAAACCAAGAAAAAGCAATGCGCGAAGAGCGTGCGGCTTTCGGTTCTCTAAACGAAACAGCTGCTAACGCAACTGGCGCAGGTATTGATAACTTTGATCCAGTACTTATCTCTCTAGTACGTCGTTCTATGCCTAACCTTATGGCATATGGTGTTGCTGGTGTTCAGCCAATGTCTGGCCCAACAGGCTTGATCTTTGCAATGAAATCACGTTACAGCACACAAGCTGGTACAGAAGCACTCTTCAACGAAGCAGATACTTCACACGCTGGTGCAGGTTCGCATGCTGGTGCGTCCGATTCATTGGGCTCATTCGGTACAGACGCTGATACAGATGCTGTTGAAGATTCGTTTGCAACTGGTTCTGGTATGACTACTTCAGCTGCAGAAGCTTTAGGTAACACAGGTGGCTCTTTCGGGGCAATGGCTTTCTCAATCGAGAAAACAACCGTTTCTGCGAAATCACGTGCGCTCAAAGCTGAGTACACAATGGAACTTGCGCAAGACCTTAAAGCAATCCACGGTCTTGATGCAGAATCAGAACTAGCAAACATCTTGTCTGCTGAGATTCTTGCGGAAATCAACCGCGAAGTTATCCGTACAATCAACGTTAAAGCTAAGCTTGGCGCGCAAACTTCAAACACTGCTGTTAACGGCGTATTTGATGTTGACGGTGACTCAGACGGTCGTTGGTCAGTAGAGAAGTTCAAAGGTTTGATCATGCAGATCGAACGTGAAGCTAACACAATCGCGAAAGAAACACGTCGCGGTAAAGGTAACTTCATCATCTGTTCTTCAGATGTTGCATCTGCTCTTGCAGCAGCTGGCATGTTGGACTACACACCAGCACTTGCAGCTAACTTGAATGTAGATGACACAGGCAACACATTTGCTGGTGTTCTTAACGGTCGCACAAAGGTCTACATTGACCCATATGCAACTCAAGACTACGTAAACGTTGGTTACCGCGGTACTAACCCATATGACGCTGGTATGTTCTATGCT